AGCTACAACAAAGTCTTAATGATCATGTCCAAGAACAGTCAAAAATTGTTGAGACTGATGACGGTTTTACTATAGATAACGATGAGAAAGCTAACTGGGCATTGCGTAAGATTGCAGAGCATGAGCAGCACATACAAGATGCCAACGACCTAGCCCAAAAGGAAGTTGACAAGATTGAGAGTTGGTTCCAGGGCATCAAAGAAAGTCGTCAGAATCAAATTGACAGCCTGCAAAGCATGTTAGCTAATTATGCAATGAGTAAGCGTAAAGATGATCCGGACTTTAAATCTATGAAACTACCAAGCGGCAGATTTGGCTTTAGAAAGCGTCCTGATAAATGGGTTTATGACGATGAAAAACTACTTGAATCACTCAAACAATCTGGTTTGGATGACTTAATACGAGTCAAAGAAGAGCCTAACAAACGTGATTTAAGAAGCGCTGTCAAGGTAGTCGATGGAAAAGTGATCAATCCAGAAACAGGAGAATTTGTAGAAGGTATAACGATTGAGGAGCAGGGAGAATCGTTTAATGTGGCGGTGGAAAAATGACTAAAAACTATTTTACTGAATTAGCCAAAGTCAATGTATCAGAACATGTTGAGAAAAAAGGAAGATTTAACTATCTGTCTTGGACTTTTGCAGTAAATGAATTAAGAAAAAGGCATCCAGATGCAACTTGGGAAATCAAACGATTTAATGACAAGCCATTTATGCAAACGGAATTAGGATATTTTGTTGAAGTTGCTGTTACTGTCAACCACATCACGTTAAGTCAAATACATCCAGTCTTAGACAATCGTAATCGTCCTATATCAAAGCCTAATCCTTTTGACATAAATACAGCTATACAACGTTGTTTGGTTAAAGCAATAGCATTGCATGGATTAGGGCTTTACATTTATGCAGGAGAGGATTTACCGACAGAAAGTGAACCGATTTCCTCGGATCAAATGGGGTTAATCAAAACCAAAGCATTAGAATTTGCAGAATTAAGAAATGGAACGGAACAGGACACGTACAACGCTTTAGGTATTGATGGGTTGAACGGGTTGAAAAAACTTAATGTAGACCAAGCAAACCTAGTCATACAGAAGTTAGATAGCTGGATCGAGAAGGCGAGTGATGCCAATGCTCAAGCCAGTTCCTAAGCCCTCTTTCAAAAGACGAGTACCAACACAATCAAAACGTAATCGCTTTAGCAAGAAAGTTAGGCAACAAATATATGATCGTGACAATGGTAAATGTCGCAATTGCGGGGACTTTGGAACAGAGATCCATCATGTCGTATTTAGGTCACAAGGCGGTCGTGGGGTCTTTACCAACGGCTTACTTGTATGCCAACCATGTCATGCAAAGATGCATCAACATAAGATTTTAGCGAATAAATGGGTATTTCTGTTTGAAGAATACTACGGTAAAGATTTTTACAAGGACGAATGGGATGAGTAACGAAGGTAGAAGCAAACGACTAAAAGAAATATACGAGGAAATAGAAACTCTTAATCCAGAAATTCTACCAGATTTAAACAAGATGATCAGACTTTACTCACAAGCTCAAATGCTTATTGGTTATATGGATGCTGATGCACTCTATCAATCTGGCAGGTTGTATGCCGAGCGCAAGCGATTATATGCGGAAACGATTCAATCGGAAAGCGGTACGGTAGCAGAAAAGGAGTCTGCTGCCGAACTAGCTATATATGAGTTGCGTCTCCAGGAAGAAAAGGCAAAGGCAGAATCACGTAAATGGAACAATCTTTTTAAATCAACGGATAACTTAATCATCGCTTTGAGACGTGATGAACGAACGGCATTAGAAGAATATCGAAAGGCTAATGATTTAAATGCATAACAAAGTCAGAGTAATCCTACCTAGATGGATATGGTATAACGCAACCAACAACGATGAGTTTAAAGAAAATATACGTACATACATGATGCGTTATCCCGATTATCGGGTAGTAAAAGTTAGTCGTTACTATGCAATTTGTATCAAGGGGTGACAGCGTGAAAAGCATTGTAAGAATAAAGAAAGAAACCAATTTCGTTGTTATGGACAAGTCATTTTTAAATGATACTACACTGTCATGGAAGGCTAAGGGGATCATGGCCTATATGCTTTCTAAGCCAGATGATTGGACATTTTATATAGATGAATTAATCAAACATGCAACTGATGGAAAGGCATCATTTAGATCGGGGTTTAAAGAGTTGAGGGAAAGTGGATATGTACAGCGTATACAAAAAAGAGATGATGACGGCACATTCACCTGGGAGACGATCGTGTATGAACAACCACATACCGATTTTCCACAAGTGGATAATCCACAAGTGGAAAAACCACAAGTGGATAATCGACCACTACTAAATAATGACTCCACTAAGAATGATAGTACTAAGAATGATAGTAAAGATATTGTCGAGATAGTCACCTATCTCAACGACGTAGCTAATAAAAATTATCGTCATACAACAAGAAAGACACAATCACTAATACGAGCAAGAATGAATGAAGGTTTTACTGTAGACGACTTTAAGAAGGTCATTGATATCAAAAATAATGAGTGGAAAGACAATGCCAAGATGCAGAAATTCATTAGACCAGAAACACTATTTGGAACTAAATTTGAAAGTTATTTAAACCAAGAAACAAATGAACCTAGTGGATATGATCCAACAAGAGATGCATTTTAAGGGGTGATTATTTGCAAAGTGTGAAAGATGCAATGCAAGAGTTTATTGATCCTAAGGGCATTGAGTTTGTAAAAAGAGAGGATTGTACCGTCTGCAACTATGGAAAAGTTATCACCATAAGAGTTGACGGAGAACTCAAAAGCCAATGCAAATATTGCGAGGATCGAAAGTTGGCAAAAAAACTCCAATTGCCAACGAAAGAAGAATATCGTGAACAAAAGAAAATAGGTTTTTCCTTAAATTTCGAACGAATTACAGATGATCTAAAGGATGCAACTGTCAACTCATACAAAACAGATGACAAATATCCAACACAGAAAAAGGCAAAGCAAGCAGCAATTGAATTTATTACTCAATACGACGGTAGCCAGTCGCTGGTATTGTCCGGTGTACCTGGAATAGGTAAGTCTCACTTGTCTTATGCAATCAACAAGGCAATACGTCACAAAGGCTATAAATCATTATTTATTAAATCTACTGATCTATTAGATGCGGTAAAAGGCACTTACAATCCTCACTCTAACGTAACGCAAGATCAGATTTTTAAAATGATTGATGGGTTAGATTTATTGGTCTTAGATGACTTGGGCGGTGAGTACGAAAAGAAAAATGACAACGAAAATGAAACATGGGCATCTGATGTCATTTATAAAGTAGTTGATATGCGGTTAGGCAAGTCATTGATCACGACAACAAATTACAGTGAAAACGAATTAATTAATAAATATGGACAAGTACAGGGCGGTAGGATTGTTTCCAGGATGATGGATAATGCAGTCCCGATAAGGCTTGAGGGTGAGGATTTACGGAGAAGGGAGAGGTTCTAATGCCACACACAATGAAATCAGTTATGATATTTGATCCAAAAGATTCAGATGAAGAAACGGCAAATAAATTTATAGGTTGGTTACGTCACAACAAAAGCTCTGTAGGTGACAAACATGTTCCGAATGTAGTGGAAACACAAAAGTATTTAAGGGAGTTGACAGGATCATGAAACTCTACATCAAAAAGACTTATTCCAAAGACATTGACGGCATGCAGCTAGTAACTATTGAAGTTTTCGAAAGAGAGCCATCGCAACCATACGAGTTGATGTGGGTATGACAACTATCACTCCCAGAAAGTGGACAGATAAGGAAATAGATTTTGTTTATGAAAATTACGGGCTGCTTACACTAAGGGAGATCGGCAACAGATTAGGCAGGGCCGAGAGTAGTGTCAGAGGCTTAATAGCAAGGCATCAAATACCTAAAGTGCCCGCACAACGAGAGTTTGCTGTATACAAAGGCGATAAGTTTTTGTTTATCGGCACGATGGATTATGCCTGCGAACGCTTAGGAATAACAAAGAGGACGTTTGAGATTTATAGGACTCCATATCACAAAAAACGAGCAACTAGAAACAGCATCCATGTTGTAGATCTTGGGATTTGGAAAATAGAGGAGGAAATCAGTTGAATAGAGCAGTTATTATAGGCAGATTAACTCGTGACGTTGACCTGCGCTATACACAAAGTGGAAAGGCAGTAGGAAACTTTACTTTAGCAGTTAATCGTCCATTTAAAAACCAACAAACAGATGCGGGTGATGTTCATGGAACGGAAAGTCAATGTATATAAAGACCCCAAATGGTTGAGTGAAAAATACTGGGAAAAAGAGAAGAGCGCACAAGACATGGGTAAAATTGCGGGAGTAGATAAGAAGACCATACTTTATCATATGAAAAAGAATAACATTCCGAGAAGGGGACGGATTGAGTCTGTGTTGTTATCACATGAAAAAGGAAAAATAAAATATGGCATGAATAAAGGAAAGAAAGGTAAGCCTATAACACCGGAAATGCGAAAGAAAATGGTTGCTGGCATACGAAAGAAATGGGAGGGTCATAAGACATCTCACAATCTAGGTTATATATTAGTCAACATTGATGGTCAGCAAACTTTAGAGCATAGAGTTGTTATGGAAAAGCACTTAGGTAGGAAGTTGAAACCTACCGAGGACGTACATCACATAAATGGTAATAAAAAAGATAATAGAATTGAGAATCTTCATTTATTTAAAAGTAGAAGTGATCATTCGTACTACCACAAGATGAAGGAATTAGGGAGAAAGGTTGTGTTGAAATATGAGTATAAATAAATTTGTTGGTGTCGGGAGATTAACTAGAGATCCTGAATTGAGATATTCAAAATCTGGCGTTGCGGTATGTAATTTCACGCTTGCATGTAATCGTCACTTCAAATCAAACGATGGAGAAGGCGCAGACTTTATCAACTGTGTAACATTTAGAAAAACCGCCGAAAACCTAGCGCAATACATGAAAAAAGGCAACCAAGTTGGTGTCGATGGTCGCATCCAAACACGCACGTATGATGACAAAGACGGCAAAACAGTATTTGTAACCGAAATTATCGCTGAGTACGTGCAGTTTTTAGAGACAAAGGGATCATCCGGCAATCAACAAAGCAACCAACAGCAAGATAATGATTTCAAGGGCGATACAGAGCCATTGGATATTACGGATGACGATTTACCATTTTAGGAGGTTAAAAAAATGAGTTTGAAAACTAAATGTGCGGAGTGTGGTCCTTATGACGCTAGATATCCGTTTGAGATATGCACTGCATGTGTACGTAAGGATGATAACGTCAATCAACCAAGCCACTACACACAAGGCAAATACGAGGTTATCGACTACATCAAAGACAAGTTAACAAATGAGCAATACATCGGTTATTGCTTAGGTAATGTCCTCAAATATGTATCACGCCATGATTTAAAAGGCGGCAAAGAGGACTTAGAAAAAGCAAAAGTTTATTTGGGGTGGGCTATCGATGAGTATGAAACCTAAACAAGCAATTAAGCACCTACAGTTTATTGTCGACAATCAAAAATCAGTAAGCACCAGTAGATTAAAAGATTTAATTACAGTCGTCTCCTCTCATCAAAAAATGTTGGAGCGAGACAACAAAAGATTACGCAAGCGCATTAAACGACAACGCAAAGCCTTAAATCGATTGGAGGTGACAAAAAATGAAATGCGCAGACTGCAACACACCAATACCTGACGATCGTGGCATTTGTGACACATGCTTTGACGTTAGGATGCAAGAGAGCATTAGGCAGGATGCTTTACGAGTGGATGTTGAGCATCCGAGTAATGAGTATTTTTAATCAAAAACCAATTAAACAAATGAAAGGAGGAGGGAAAACATGCTTAGTGATGACGTTAAATACGAGATCGACAAGATAACCGATCGTTTATTCCGCATGTATTCAAGAGCCGGAAATATCGAGACATTCGAAGAGATTTCCAGGCGAGTAAAGGAGTCATTAAGTCATATCGAAAACATGACTTATGACAGTGTACGAGCGAACGAAGCTATCGAAAGAGAGTCATATGAAGAAACTATGAGACATGATCAGATGTTGGATAGGCAAAAAATGGATCTTAGGAGGTGATGCCAAATGAAATGCGCACTATGCAATGGAAAACTAGCATATAGGAAAATGGATCGCACACATGCTTACGTTTGTGTTGAGTGTCCAGCGGTCCTAATCGAGTACTACGGTGAATCGGATATAGATAACCTCAAAAACATAGAAAGGGGCGAGGGAATGAGAATACCAATTGAATTCGATGACAAATTACAAGTCTTTTACGGTGACGACATCGTAAACGCACGTTTGGCAGTTAAAGACATGATATTTCATGGTGAATTAGAAGTTGTCCTTGAGGGAGAAAAAAGAGATTACATAAAGGTTACTGACATCGTCTCTATCAACGACAAAGAGCTAGATTACAAGGATATGGCAATAATTAATGGCATACATCCAACAACGTACAAACAGCGCTTAGATCGAGGTTGGAGCAAGATTGACGCATGTACTGTTAAAGCGGAAACAGCGGGATTTAGATTAAAAAGTGAGAAAAGGAGGGTTGCTACATGAGTAAAATGTGTCACTACTGCGAGGAAAATGTCGTTTGGTACTACAGATCAGATATGTGTAAGGACTGTGCAATTAACTTTTTTGATAAAAAGGAGACTAAAAATGAGCATAGACAAGCTAACTGAACAGATCGAGCAATGGGCTATTGATAGAGATTTGCATAATGCCGAGCCGTCAAAACAAATGTTGAAGGTTGTCGAGGAACTTGGAGAGTTATCGGAAGGCATAGCGAAAGGTGATGTAAATGGTCAAATAGACGGTCTAGGAGACGTTTATGTGACTTTAGTGATATTAGCCATGCAACTAGGATTAGACGTACAGGGGAGCGTGCAGGTTGCTTACAACGAGATATCCGATCGTAAAGGCAAGATGGTAAATGGGATTTTTGTTAAGGAGGATGACTTATAGGAGGTTAATGGCAAATGGCTATTAGCATTGACGGAAAAATACACAGGGGAAACATCCGTGTGAAGTTTGGGGAGGATTTCCCCAAGGCAAATAGCAACATGAATCTTGAGAGTACCGAAGTTGGAGAGGTGTTAGTTTATATAACCCATGTAGGTACTCCAAAGTGGAATGATGATTATACGGTAAATGTACCTGTCAAGCTTTATATAACCGAAGTGACTAAACCGAGTGAAGAATTTGAGAAAAAACAAAGAAAAGAAAAGATAGGATTGCGATTAGTGAGGTGATTAAATGACACACATCATCAAAATAGACGGAAAAATAGTTAAAAGTTTTGACGGTGATCCAAAGGGTAAAGCAGGCGACATGCAAGGTTGGTATACACAATCGAATAGCGAGCTTGGAACAGTCGAGTACACGGATAACATAGATAACGCTTATCTGGTCGAAGGCAGAATAAACATGTATAGCGCATTTGAGCGCATCTACAGTCGTATGCGTGAGCAAGGATTGAGGTTTAGCAGATTAGAGTTTGTGGAGGTTGAAAGCAATGAATGATCAATTCCAAGAAGTCACAAAGGATAACGGACTAAAAAACGTCACTTGGGGATCAGACGAATTTATCCAAAAGTTACAAACGGCCGAGACGTACAACCCACCAAATCCTAACGACAAAAACGATTACTATGTACGTCCATTAATCGACAAAAATAACATAAAAAAATTATCCGAGTGCGATATGACACTCGTGCAGCCATTACTGGATATGGGATTGTGGGTAAAAGCGACGAATTTAGAGGTTTCCATTTGGAAATCAAAGCAAAGGGAACAGGAGGGCTTAAATGCAACTAGAGTTTACAGTTCCGGGGCGAGCAATACCGGCAGTTAGGATGACACAACGTAGTAAGTTTACGCCACGAGCGCAACGATATTTAGCTTATAAAGGGCAAGTCGGATGGATCGCAAAACAGCATTTCCAGGGGCAGCCAACCGACAAGCCCATAGGTATCAGTTTAACCGTTTATCTATGCGGTGGCAATCAGGGAGATATTGACAATTACTTTAAATCTATTGCAGATAGTCTCAACAAGATAGTTTATGAGGATGATCGTCAAATTAAGATCATTAAAGCAATAAAAGCAGAGTGCACAAAAGATAACGAGCGTGTCGAGGTTAAAGTTTATGAGTTAGACGAGTCAGAATTAGCTCAAATTAGTTAATACAATCAAATAGGGCGCTTTTAAGCATAGATTAATAGATTTACATTCAATTGGATTAAAAGCGCTCAAAAGGAGGGTTAAACATGAAATGTCCACATTGCGGTTACAAACACGAACTAACGGATTATCTTGCTGATGGATATTTAGAAGATGACGAACATCATTGTGACGATTGCAACAAAGCATTTAGTTTTTTAATAGAGTTTGACCCAGTTGTTTATGTGAATGGAGAGCTTCAATAAATATAAAGGAGATAAATACATGAAACTATCAATTATCATCGTAGGGGCTTTATACGTAGCATCACTCTTTGTTTGCAGAGTGGCTTATTTAAAGCGATTGGAGGAGTTGGAATAGTGTTTAAATGCTTAATCCGTGGACATGATTGGATTTTGGTTAGGAAAAGTTGGCTATCAACAGAGTATACATGCAAACGTTGTAGAGCTAAAAAATCAGTTTAGGAGGAAAAGAAAATGAGTGAAAAAGTCGAACTAACAGAAAATGACGATGTAAATATATTGGTTGTCAAAGATGGTGAGGTCAAAGCGGTCGTTATGGAAAAAGAAAAGCTAGATGCTATTAAATTTTTAATATTTAGGTCAGTTGATCATTTGATTAAAACGGATAAAACACAAAGTGATTTTATAGAATTTATTGGGGTGGGTGATTGGGTTGAGTAAAGAACGGTTGGAAGAGATAAATGTAACTATGTTTGGTGGCAAAGGAATATTTGGAGGTAGGGAAACACGAAAAGAAGCCGTTATAAGTAGTTGTGCTTTTACAGATGATTGTGAAGCGCTAGCAGCAGGTAGATGCGCTTCTAGCAATCCTCGACTAGACTCTTGTGTAAATATGGAGAATAGAACGGTGCAAGGGTACACAAGTCGAGCGATGAAATACGGGGAATTTGTTAGAAAGTGGAAGAGTCATGATAAATACAATGCTGTGAAGAATGGTTTAAAAAGATTTGAACATGTGGGGAATAATCTAATAAGGATTGATCTTCCTCACATCAATATAGAAAAAGCACTTAATGGAGAACGAGGATATAGCGCAATGGATGGTGGCAAGGTCCACTACATGGATAAAGAAGATTTTGATGTAGAGAAATTAAAGAAGGTAATGCAGTCTTACTCATTTGCGCTAATGGGTGGCAGGCTCGACAGCAAAGAGGAAAAGGAAGAAATGTTATTGGCGATTAAAGAAATTGATCGTGAACTTTACGACGAGTATATCGAAGAAACTGGAACTGAAATTGATTTTATTGGTAAGAAAGCTTACCTAAACACATTGAAACCTAGCACACAACTTACTGGCGGTTGGTTTTGGGATGGAGAATACATGTCCAAAGAAAGCAGAAATAGAGTTGATTGCGGAGTTATTTTTGGCTTTGGATATGGTACAGAAATTAAATTTAAACCAGAGAATGACAGTGTTGTAGAAATAAGAAGTAATGACTGGGTAGACGATAACACCAAATTTAGAAATTAGGAGAGTGATCCAAATGAGTAAAGAACGGTTGGAGGAAGTTAAGTATGCATGGCATATTGATGGAGATATATCAGACTACCACTTTTATTGGCTTATTGAACAGGCTGAACGAGCTGAACAGAACAAAAAAGACTGGTTAAACACAATGAAAAGACTTGAAAACTATGAAAAGGTAGCGAGTTTAAATCATGAGGAAATTCAAAGGTTAAGAGAACAAAACAAACTCTATCAGGAAGCGATGCAGGAGCTCAAAGAATACCTTGAAAGCACTATACCTAAAATGCCGACAAATGAAAAGCCGTTAATTTTAACCAAGTCATTAGAGATAGTTAATCGTGCGTTGAAGGGTGATTAAATGATAGTCCACAAGTTTAAATGCGACAGTGATCATATGTTCTTTATTGCATTGGATTTACCAGTAAAACTGACGGTATTTGCAGAAATGAGCGAAAACATGACATGCCCGATCTGCCAAAGTAAAAACGTAAATATATATGCGGATGAGCTGGTTGTTCAGGGTAAATAAAAAAGATCAAGGTACTCACTCCTTGATCTCGGCTATCCATATTATACCACATTAGGGGTGAGTATCCTTGAGAGAGTTATTACTAGAGTATAAGCAATCACGAGATGGATTAAATGAGATGTTAAAAGGCTTAGGCAACAATGAGCGTGACAAAGACGACAAAACATATATAAACAGTATGATAGATAGCGTAACAGATATAATAGATTGGCTTGATACAGGAATTAATCCTTTCTTTCCTGCGGGAATTGACAGGCGACATGCGTATGATGTTACGAGGTTATCTAATATGGATCTCATACCCGAGATAACCGAGCAACTAGAGCCCGAACCAGTCGAGTTAACGGATGAGCAAAAGAGGATAATCACACGGATTTTTAAGACGTTGACGGATAGGGAAAGGGATTGTTTTATGTTGCATCATGTATTGTGTATGACGCAAGCAGAGGTAGCAAACGAGCTAGGAATAGCCAGAACTACAGCGCAGTATCACATAGAAAATGCAAGAGATAAAATTAAAGAAATAGTTACCCCGTCAAAAGACCGTGCAATTTAGTATATAGTAGAAGGGTTATTAATTGGATCGGGGGATTCCTGGTCGTCCAGTCAATACGAACTGGTTGGGTTTACCGTTGTACCTATAAACAACGGAAAGTTAACACTGAATAAACTCACTAATTATATTGAATGACCTTGCTATTAATTGGTAATTATTAGACAATATACCCATAGAATAAAATGGGAGCTGATATACATGAGATTCTTTGCAATATTTTGCCCACCAGTGGCAGTACTTATGGCACGAAAACCATTCCAAGCATTGATAGCATTTGGATTATGGTTATTACTTTGGATACCTGGGTCTATATATGCGTGGGGGATTGTGTCAGATTACAAAGCAGATCAACGGATGAAAAAGCAAGTTAAGTATACGATCAAAGCACAGGGTAAGCTAACCAAGGCACAACAAAAGGATTGGGAAGAGTCGCAACGAATGATGGCTCAGGATGATAGGGAATAAATAATCAAACCACTTACTAATGTAGGTGGTTTTTTTGTGCCTATAAAAAGGAGTGATTAAATGAGCGTTGCTACAGTAATAATCGTTTGTGTTTCTATTATTGCAGTACAGTCATTGCTCTTAAAAATTAAAGGGAAGTGAGGGCGTGGAACAATACCTAAAAGAAATAGCGAAGGAACTCAAGCTCATACGAAAAGAGTTACAGCTAGAGAATGATCTTCATATGCAAGAGATGGGTATGGATGAACAACAAGAAAGAGAACCAGAACCGAATAAGCCTTCTATATCAGAACAATTAAACAGCATGTTCAACGAGGTTGAATAGCTTATGAACTTTTATAAAACTAAAAGATGG